GCTTATTCATCAACACCGGCTGTGATCAGTTCGTCGTCAGTGGCAATAACCTGATGGGCAATGCCACTGGCTCGATGCTTGATGGATCTTCGGCGACTGCCGACAAGACGGTGCAGGGCAACATCGGCTATCGCACAAGCAACAACGGAACCGGCACCGTAGCGTCGGGCACCACATCGATTGTCGTTCCGCATGGTCTTGCAGTAGCGCCGCGCGTACAGGACATCATGTTGACTCGACAAGGCACCAACGCGGGCTCTACCGACATGTACCCATCGAACCCTACGGCAACGTCGTTCACGATCAACCTGGTAGCCGCGCCATCAATCAATGCGCCGATCACCTGGTCTGCGCGTGTTGCTGGGTCGTAACAAAGCTTTATCTTTTATAAAAGTGACAATTTTCGTCACTTAGTACAAAATTGCGTCACAACCGACTCCGGGCGGCTCCCGGTGCTGATTACTTGGAAACCAAGGCCATGGCAGACGAGACACAAGAGCAGGTGCATTCGACCTCACAGGAAGTGGAACCGACGCAGACGGACGTTACTGATCAACAGTCGGACCAGTCCACCGACGAAACCGTTATTGACAACGATGCCAGTGAGCCCGGCGAAGAGAAAACAGGTGGGAAGGATCCCAACGAGTGGGCGATCAAGCGTATCGGTGCCTTGACGGCGAAGAGTCACCAAGCAGAACGGGAAGCTCAAGCGGCAAAGGGCGAGGCTGAACGCTATCGCCTGCTGGTTGAGCAGATGCGCAACGGGGAAAACCCTCCAGCAGAGTCGAAGCCAGGCCAAGAGCCGAACATCGATGAGCTGGTGACGAAGCGGGCCACAGAGCTTGAGAAGCAACGCACGATGGTTGAGCGCGGCCAGAACGTGGCGAAGGTTGGGGCAGAGGCTTACCCTGACTTCACGACTGCCGTGTCTACTCTCGACGCGCTGGGCATCTCAGACGACCAGGTCCAATCGTTGCTGGGCATGGATGACGCACATAACGTCATCTACAAGCTCGGCAAAAACCCCGAAGAGGCTGCGCGCATCCTCGCACTGCCGCCGCTGCAACAGGGTCGCGAACTGGAGCGTCTTTCCAGCAAGCCAGCCCCTGCTGCACCGGCAAAACCTGTATCGAAAGCACCCGCGCCGATAAGTCCGATCGACAGCAATGCGAGAGCAGAGGCTGACCCATCGAAAATGTCGATGGACGATTGGGTTAAGTGGCGCGAAAAAACCTCCAAGACTCGTTTTTAAGGAATCAGCACCATGCCTAACGCCCTGCTCACGCCGAGCATGATCACCAAAGAAGCTCTTCGGATCTTCAAAAACACCAACCTTTTCCTGCGCAACATCGATACGCAGTACGACGACAGCTTTGCCAAGTCTGGCGCGAAGATCGGCGACACGCTGCGTATCCGCCTGCCGAACGAGTACGTAACTCGTAACGGCAAGGTGGCCACTCCGCAGGACACCATCGAGCGCTCCATTCCGCTGGTAGTCGGCACTCAACAGGGCGTCGACGTTCAGTTCAGTTCCGCCGAGCGCGCACTGTCCCTGGATGACTACAGTCAGCGCGTGCTGCTGCCCGCTATGAACACATTGGCGGGCACCATTGCCACCAACGTGATGCAGTCGGTCGAGTCAGCAAGCAACCTGACGTTCAAAGGTCGCAACAACGCGGACAGCACCGGCACTATCGCCACTCCTGATGCAGGAACCTGGCTGGATGCTGGCGCTCAGCTGGACATGACGGCCACCCCGCGCATGAACTCCAAGGGCATGCGTAAGGCGATCCTCGACCCTCGCACCCAGGCACGCACCGTCACCAGCTTGGCTGGCCTGTTCAACAACCAGCAGAAGATCGGCCAGCAGTACAAGACCGGCGAAATGGGCATGGACACCCTCGGCCTTGACTGGGGCGTTGACCAGACGGTGATCAAGCACACCAACGGCACGTACTCTGCCGGCGCGGTGAGCGGCGCAGGTCAGACTGGCTCCACGCTGACAACTGCTGCAATCACTGGCACCTTCAACAAGGGCGACGTGATCGTGATCGCTGGTGTGTTCGGCGCCAACCCGGTCACCAAGCAGTCCACTGGCGAACTGCGTCAGTTCACCGTTACCGCCAACGTAGCTACCGGCGCGACAGCCATCCCGATCTACCCGGCGATCATTCCCGGCAACATCGCTTATGGCACCGTAACTGCCTCGCCTGCATCCGGTGCGCTGATCACCCTGGTCGGCGGCGCTGGCGTGACGTTCCGCAAGAACTTCGTCATGGACCCGATGGCTATCACCATGGCCACGGCCGACCTGGAGCTGCCGCGCGGCGTGCATGAAGCGTATCGCGAGAGCTACGATGGTGTGAGCCTGCGGTTCATCACCGGTTACGACGTGATCAATGACAACTTCGTGTCGCGCTTCGACGTGCTGTATGGCTGGGCGAACATCCGTCCGGAATGGGTCGTTGGCGTGGCTGACGTTCTCTGACGGTCGCTGTCCAAAGCGTGTAACAGATCAGGGGGTCGCACTGGCCCCCACCTCTTTCAAGGTGGACTGAAATGAACAACGATTATCCGAAGTGGAAATACCACGCTGAAAAGCCTGCAGTAATCGTCAACAGCGAAGAGGAAGAGAAAGACCTCGGGCGCGGCTGGAAAGACGAAGTGGTCAAGGGCAACACCGAAGTTGATTCGTCGGTTAGTCAAGACCCAAGCGCCGATCATGATGCGCCGATGACTGGAGATGCTGCTTTCGAGAAGTTTCTCGATGAAAATGGCATGGATATGCTTCCCGCGAAATATCACGATGCATTCAGGAAGGCATACGACCATCAATTCGTCAATACCGGCACCACGCCTCAGATCGAGTATGGCCACCCTGTTGGTCCGCAAGATGAGGTAGTCATGGTTGACAGCGAGGCGGCCCGCAAGGCTTTGCTGAAGCAGGCTCAGGACATGGGCGTGGACGTGCATCACAAGTCCAGCTCCAAGACCATCCAGTCGGCCATTGACGCGCACACCGCTGTGAAGTCGTCCACTCCTGCTGCTGCTAAAGCTTTGCCGAAAGACACCGACGTAGCTGGCGAGGAATAACCCATGACAACCCCGGTCGAAATCATCAATTTGGCCTTGAAGCAGGCCGGGGTACTTGGCGTGGGGCAGACCGCCACCGCCGAAGATGTCACGGATGCTTTCAAGCTGCTGAACATGATGCTTTCCAATTGGTCGGTGAAGCGGAACGTTGTTTTCCGTATTGCCGACACTGCGCTCGCTACCACTGGGGCGCAGACTTATTC